CGTGGACGGCATCTCTTATGAGTGCGAACACGAAGGCACAAAGAAATTCCTTGATGCGTTCTGGAACCATGACTTAAACAAAATGAAACGCAAACTCGAGAAGATCAGTAATGAAATCTTTCTTACTGGCAATCTATTTCCTGTCTACTCCACAGACGCAAGCGGCATGTCTTATTTCCGCATATTCCCCACCGATCAGATAGCAGAAATCGTCACCGAACGCAACGACATGGAGCAGGAAATCGAGTACATCACTAAAGAGTTAAGCATGGATGTATCCGCGCAGACTTTCAAGAACCCTCGCGGCCTGACAGTCACACAACAATCTGTAATCATGCAACACTACGCGATCAATCAACTGGCAGGCACAGCCTGGGGCGAGGGCGAGATATGGCCCGACCTCCCTTGGCTCGGCAGATATGCCACGTGGTTAGAAGATAGAGTCCGCCTTAATCATTTCAGATCGGCATTTATGTACGTTGTTCAAGGACAATTCAAATCGGATGCAGACAAACGCAAGCGGCAGGCCGAACTAAACGCCAATCCCCCAAGGCCGGGCACCGTCCTTGTCACCGATCCTTCCGAACAATGGGGCATCATGTCCGCCAATCTGGACAGCTTCGATGCGTCCGTGGACGGAGAAGCCATAAAGAAAATGATAGCCGTCAATCATGTGCCTATGCACATGCTGGCAGAAGCAGAGTCAAGCACCCGCACCACAGCAGACGCGGCAGGCACGCCCACATTCAAGGGTTTTGAAAATCACCAAAACACCTTTATTGAGATCATCGAGGACATACTTAGAACGGTCGTTCAAAGACGCGCAGAGAAGGACACAAGCGTTGACAAGAACGCAGTAATCAAAGTCACCAGCGCGGACGCGACCGAAAGAGATAACGCCGCTCTCGCCCTTGCCACTGGTCAGATCGTGGCTTCCATCGGCGAGATGTACGACCGCGAACTCATAGACGAGTCAGAGTACTTACGCCTCGTCTATCGCTTCTCAGGCGAAACCGCACCAAAGAACGCAAACAAAGTAAAAGGCATTCGTAAAAATCTAACAATGCCCAAGAACGCACCTGCTAACACCAGCTCGGGATCAGTCAAAGTTGACGGAGCCTCTGGTGAAGTAAAAGTAAAGGAGCCACAATGACACGAAGTACAGTAACTGTAAATCCAAGAAATAATGAATTGCGCTTTGACAGCTTCCAAAGTGCGCCCAAGAAAACCGCAAAGGGATACGAGATACTTTGCATCCACTCTGGCCAGGCTAATGGCTGGAACTTCAATACAGACGTTTTGCAGGAAAGCGTCAAATTCTTTGAAGGTGTGGAATGTTTCGCCGATCACAATATGTATGGCGAATCGGTTCACGACCTCGCGGGCGTGTTCTCAAACCCTCGTTGGGACGACTCCCAGCAAGGCATTATCGCAGACTTACGGCCAACAGGCCCCGCCGCTGAAATGCTCAGAGCCTACGCGGACGAGATGTTTAGCGAGAACGACCCGCACCCAAATATGGGTTTCTCTCCCGTTCTGATCTTCACCAGCGATGACAAGGATGTGAAAAACATCCTTCGTGTACGTTCGGTAGACATGGTGATTAACCCTGCCTTCCGTACAAAATTTGTTGCGGAGAAATTCCAACAAAGGAGCATTGAAATGCCAACCGAAGAAACCAAAGTCCCCCCTGAAACCATTCAGGCCATGCAGGAAATCACAGGCGCACAGGCCGAGATTACCGCCTCCGTTCAAGGCGCAAAGGATACCCACCTCGCCATGTGCGCGAACTTGCTCGAAACCGCGCTTGATGTTGCCAGCGTGGACTTGCCCGACTCCGCCGTGAGTCTCATTCGTGCTGACTTCAGCGGTAAGACCTTCAAACCCGCCGAACTGAAAGCGCGGATTGATGCGTTCAAAGAAGCATTCACACAGCAGACCGCCGCCGCCTCCATTGTCGGCCCCGCTCAAATCACTGGCATGTTTACCCGCGAGGATCAGCTTCAAGCCGCTATGGATGATCTTCTGGCCGCGCCGCGTGAACACGGCTCGGAGAATTTGAAAGTACACAAATTCTCAGGTATCAAAGAAGCCTATTTGATGCTCACCAATGACTTCAATTTCACTGGTGACATTGACGCGCGTCTCGCCAAATTCCAAGGCACAACCGCCACATTCCCAAACCTCGTTGCAAACGCTTTAAATAAAGCCATTGTGATGAACTGGAACAAACTCGGTCAAGCTGGATACAACTGGTGGGAGAAAATCGCCACAGTTGAACCGTTCGAGTCTTTGAACTCAATCACCTGGCTACGCCTCGGCACAATCGCCAGCCTGCCCACAGTCGCAGAAGGCGCTGAATATACAGAACTCGCGCTCGGCGACAATGGCGAAAGCTCGACCTTTATCAAGTATGGTGGTTATCTCTCATTCACCTTGGAAGCAATGGACAGGGACGACACGCGCAAGCTGCGTGCCGCCCCGCGTGAAATTGCAAACGCCGCGCTCCGCAATATCTCAGAACAAATCGCCGCGATCTTCACCAGCGCGTCAGGCGCAGGCCCGACTCTCGCCGATGGTGGAGCCTTGTTCAATGCAACCGCCGTCACCACAGCCGGCGGACATGCAAACCTTTTGACGACCGCGCTCGGCACAGACTACACCGCTTGGAACACCCTCTCAGCGGCCATGTACAACCAGCCAATGCTTGTCTCAAATGGCGTAGGCGGTAACTCTCTCACCTACGGCAAGAAACAAGCCTTGGAACCTTCGATCATCCTTGTGCCACGTGCCTTGAAAGTACAGGCCGAAGCCTTGTTTGTCCCGCGCTGGGAAGCCACCGCGCAGAACGTCGCGGCAGTCTCCCCCACTTGGGGCGGACGTGTTGAGCCTGTAACCGTTCCCGAATGGACAGACGCGACCGATTACGCCGCAGTGATTGACCCCAATCTCCTGCCTGGTGTGATGATCGGTACTCGTTACGGATTGATCCCGCAGGTCATTATCGCGGGCAACCAGAACGATCCCGCCATGTTCATGAATGACGAAAGCCGCTTAAAGGTTCGTCACTTCCTGGCAACTGGTATTGGTAACTGGTCAGCCTTGCACAAGTCCAACGTAGCAGGATAAAACGGGCCTTCCTAAATGCCCGCCCGATTTATTGTCCGCGCTCGCGGAGCGCGGACACCTTTCAAATCTTAGAAAGTCTTTGAGGAGACCTAGCATGAACATTCTTTCAATTCTCTTCGGTTTATTCCTTCTCGCACTCGCGGGCGGATTAACCTTCTATTTCCTGTCCACCCCGGCCACGATCAACAGCGTGGTACGAGACATCGAACATAAATTCAAAGTCGCACTACGCCACGGCTCAGAACTTGGCGGATACGTGCATGACACCGCAGTTTATGTTTGGATCCCATTCACGCAGTTTGCACATTCCGCAGGCACATGGACAGCCACCGTTGCCAGCAACGTATGGTACGCCCGCCGATCGGCCGCAGATGCCGCCGCGACAACTTACATCCCGCTTGGCAATCTTCTTGCAAACGCAGGCGCGACCAAAGGCGCATACGTCAAAGCCATTCAGGTACATTTTCGCGTCGTAACCGCCGCGCTTGATGCACTCGAAGCGCATCTCTACAAAGCAACTCTCGCCGCTGATGGAACTTTGCTCACCGTCGCAGAAGTGACCACAACCTACGACACGGGTCACGATGCCGCCGCCGAACGGATCGACGTGGACGAACATTTGATGACTCTCACTCCCTCAACTCCCTTCTGGATTGATGGAGATGGTTCATACTATTTCGTTGAAGTCGTCGCCGATGCCGCCGCCACTTCCCTGCTTGATTACTTCGGCGCGAATGTTTCCCTCACTGTGAGACTGTAAGCCATGACCAACACCATCCCCGCGCGAGTGCTTGCACTGGCAAAGCTGATTGACGATGAGCCTATCGCATGGAACGAGCGCGAGGATGGCTCAATCGTGATCGTATTCAATCAAAAGGGTAAGCAGACTTTCGAGCCTGAAGTCAAGGCCGAATTGCCCAAGATCATACACACCAACGAGGAAGCTAAAGCGGTAGTAGAAACACTGACTCCCGCGCACACTCCGAAACCAAAAAGGAAAGGTAAATAATGCCAATTCATAAATCAATAATCTTCTGGACACTCATAGCGGGTTTACTCGCGTTCGTTGCAAAATTCTTTTACCCCGCGTTCCCCCTCTCCGAAGTGGAGATACTCGCCTTAATCATCTTCGTGCTTAACCTGTTCAATATCAAACCTGAACTACAAGCACGCGGACTGATGGCGAAAGGCTAATTCAACAACAAGGCGGACGGTCTGAAAGCCGTCCGCCTAAGGAGTAATGCAATGGCATTCCCTCAAATCTCAGGTCAAAAG